TAGATATGGCATATGCCTGCTTTGACTGGGAAAGATTCGTAGAAGATCCGTATTCGTTTGAAGAAATCGTGGGTGAAGTTCAAACTGTTAAGTTATCTATTACAGATCAAATGCACAATTACAATTGTAGCTTCAATAAGTCGGACATTCAGTGGTGGGAAAATTTACCAAAAGAAGCACGGGATAATATCATACCTTCACCAAATGACTTGACAGTCGGTGAGTTTTGTGATACTATACTATCATATTTCAGAGACAACCCAGATATTGGTTACTGGTGGTCTCGAGGTAATTCTTTTGATCCAGTGATTCTGTTTCGATTGTTAGAATCACAAGGCAAAGGTAAGTTGATGAACGAGTATCTTAAGTTCTGGAAAGTAAGAGATATCAGAACTTTTATTGATGCTAAATTTGATTTTTCAACACGCAGTGGTTTCGTACCTCTTGCTGATGAGAAATATTGGGCTGAAGCGTTTGTGGCTCATGATAGTAAACATGATGTTGCGGCAGACGTTTTAAGATTACAGGCTATATACAGAGCCGAAAATGACTTGGAGCAAACTAGACGATGAGTAATAAGAAAGAATTTGCCGCAGCCGAAAGCGGTGCCTTACGTGAATGTATCGGTGTTCCATACTTTAGACAACTCCCTCTTGAGGGACTAGCCGCAGGGGCAGCCGCTCTTGAATATGGTGCTACTAAGTATGCAGACCGAAACTGGGAGAAGGGTCTTCCCTGGCAACAAATGATCGACAGTCTCAAAAGACACATCGATGACTTTGAACGCAGGAAAGATTATGATGATGGTCCCACTGGTTCTGGTTTGCCTCATATCTGTATGATCATGGCCGGCGCTTTGATGCTGTCGAGTTCTGTTATTCGTGGTGTTGGTGAAGATGATAGAATGCCAGCGCCTGATGATGAAGCTTTTGATGCTAAAGACTGTGCAAAGTGGATCAGAATGCAAATGGAACGTTCTGAAGAGTTAACAAAAAATAGGAGTAATATGGGTTAGATATGAAAACTTTTGGATGTTCTGATATAAATAATACGCAGAACGTGATTTTAAACTATTAATAAAGGTGAATAAAATATGAAATTTAGTTCAGACACATTGAGTGTTCTAAAAAACTTTTCGACTATCAACCCTAGCATTGTGTTCAAGCCAGGTTCAGTAGTTCGAACAATATCCCCGCAAAAGACTGTTATGGCTGCGGCAACAATCGATGAGACTGTTGAGACTCAAGCAGGTGTTTATGACCTGTCTCGCTTCTTAAGCACTCTCGCATTGTTTGATAACCCAGATGTAGATTTTGGTCAAGATCGTTTTACCATTAAAGGTGGTAGAAGCGAACTTCGATACACTTATACATCCGAATCATTGATGGTTACTCCACCCGAGAAGGACATTGTCGTTCCCGATCCTGAAGTATCCGTCAATATTAAGTGGCAAGATATTGAAAGCGTCCGTCAAGCGGCAGGCGTTCTTCAATTGCCCGAGATTGCTTTCATTGGTGATGGTAGTACTATTACTATGTCAGCGGTCGACAGCAAAACATCAACGGCAGATAATTATAATACCGTTGTTGCTGAAGGTGTCAGTACAGATCCATTTAATATGATCATTAAGACTGACAACTTAAAATTGGTACCAGCTGATTACGAAGTGACACTATCTTCTAAAGGTATGGCGCATTTCAAATCGAGCAAGGTTCAATATTGGGTTGCAATCGAAACTCGTTAATTTAAACTTAGTTATAGGAGACTAATATGACAGAAGAAAACCAAGCCCCCGAAACCCAAGAGCAACAAGCTCCTGGTCTTTCACTAAATGACATTTCAGCCGCAGTTCAAATTATTGACGTTGCGACTGCACGTGGTGCCATTCGTGGTGAAGAGTTACTGCCTGTTGGCACAGTACGTCAACGTTTCATGGCATTTTTGGAACACGCTAAAGCAGAAGGGCAAGATGTAAATATGCCTGGCGAAGCACCTGTTCCACCCGCTGATGCAGAAGCACCAGTTCCGTCTAGCGAAGAAGTTCCCGCTTCCTAGTTAGACACCCGAAGGGAGGGTGTCACTTGACATCCTCCTTTCATCCCTCTACAATGCAGTAGAGATTTATTATATTATGGAGATTGATGATGCAAGACGATTTTTTATGGGTAGAGAAGTATCGACCACAAACGGTATCAGATACCATACTTCCCGATGATCTCAAAACAACCTTTCAACAGTTTGTTGATCAAAACAATGTTCCCAACTTATTGCTAACTGGTCGAGCAGGTGTCGGTAAGACAACTGTAGCTAAGGCTATGCTTAATCAGATTGGTGCAGATTTCATTACTATCAACGGTTCGATGAATGGTAACATCGATACCCTTAGAATTGATATTTCAAACTTTGCTTCAAGCGTTTCGTTTACTGGTGGTCGTAAGTACGTCATCCTAGACGAGGCTGATTACTTGAATGCAAACTCAACACAGCCAGCACTTCGTAACTTTATGGAAGAGTTCTCTAAGAACTGTGGCTTCATACTAACATGTAACTTTAAGAACAGAATTATTGAGCCACTTCATTCTCGTTGTAGCGTAGTCGAGTTCAACATAAGTAACAAAGATAAACCTAAGATTGCCGCAGACTTCTTTAAACGAGTGTGTGGTATCCTAGATGACGAAGGAATCGAATATGACAAAAAGTCTGTTGCTGAAGTTGTACAACTTTATTTTCCTGATTGGCGCAGAGTCCTTAATGAACTACAGCGTTATGCTTCTACTGGTAGGATTGACGCTGGCATCTTAGCAAGCAAATCCACTGATAACATAAGTGCATTGATCAGTCTGATGAAAGAAAAGAACTTTACTGGTACTCGTAAATGGGTTGCTGAAAATCAAGATATTGATTCGGCAGTTCTATATCGACAGTTGTATGACATTCTTCCATCTAAGATTGCGTCTACTCAAAGTGTAGCAGACTCGATTATCATACTTGCTGAATATCAATACAAAGAAGCGTTTGTTGCCAACTCAGAGATCAATCGTGTTGCCGCACTTGCGACTCTTATGGCTGAAGTGGAATGGAAATAAGATGAAACTGTTTGACAGATTCAAAAAACAAAAGCCCAGCCATCCCTGCTTGGTGTGTAACAAGAATATTGGTAAAGATTATAGTATAGTTAATTATACTTACTCAGGTGGTCAAGGCACTGCTTACATTTGTAAGAAGTGTTCGGACGAAATGAACACGCCTAATATGAATGAGGATGTCGATTATGGCGAATCCATTTGATTATGTAACGTCTATCACGCAGACGAAAAAGAACATGATGCGTGACAGTGAAAACGATGCGTTGGCAGAAAAAGGCTACGAGCCTTGGTTGGTAAACAATGCACTTTCGTATCATGCAGATACAATTCTGTATGCCAACCTTATGAACATGCACCACGAACTGGATAAGCGACCCCAGTACGAGTGTCTTATAAATAGCATTAGACCTAAAAAGCGATGGGCAAAGTGGGTTAAGAATGCTGGAAATGAGGAACTCGATATTGTGTGTGCCTACTATAGATGTAATAGAACGGTTGGCCAAGAGTATCTGTCCTTGTTGTCTAGTGAAGAACTGGAAATAATGAAAAAACAACAAGAAACAGGTGGTTTGAAAAAATGAATTTATTAGATAAGTTAGTAGAGGTTACTCTACCTAACGAAGAGAGTTTTCTCAAAGTGAAGGAAACATTGACTCGTATTGGTATTGCCTCTAAGAAAGAGCAGAAGTTGTTTCAATCGTGCCATATCTTGCACAAGCAAGGTAAGTACTATATTGTACACTTCAAAGAATTGTTTATGTTAGATGGTAAGATTAATGACTTCTCGGATGAAGATAAGGCACGTAGAAATACTATTATCTCTTTGCTAGAAGAATGGGATCTTGTTAAGACCGTTGACTCTGAAAAGATCAATGAGCCCAAATCTCCACTATCACAAATTAAGATTCTTCCTCACAAAGAAAAGGGTGAGTGGGAATTGATTGCAAAGTATAGCATAGGCAAAAAACGCTAACTGGAGAATTATACTATGGAAGTGAAAGACAAGACTGGTCCGTTTACCCACGATTATTTTAACTTTCTTGATAATGATTCTGTAGTCAGTCAAGAACTTATTACCTATTATATTAATGATGGGTACTTTGTAAAGCGTACTGCTGTACGCAGAAACCTAAATGATGGAGACTACCATGACTCCATACATGTTGAGCCACTTTATAGAATTGAGGAAAATTAATATGTCCGTTTCGCAACAACTTGAACTATTTCCAGAACTTGCTTCGCCTATAGATTACAGTGCTACGTATACATTAGATACGAATGGTTCACTACCATACACTCTTACCTACGAACACGATCCGTATATCATATCAAATAACATTGATGATATGATGAAACGAGCAGTTGATCTGACTGATAACATCGATGTTAAAGTGTACAAAGTTTTTCCAGAAGCGCATATGCCAGAACTCGGAACTGAGTGGGCTGCCTGCTTTGACTTGAAAGCCTCTATGAGAGAAGGCGATGAAGTTATGGTGATGAACGTCAATAACAAGCGTAGACCTGCGGCTTATGTCAACGGAAAGCTTTTCGTTTATTCTGGAGAAAGAGTTTTGATTCCTACTGGACTCATTTTTGATTTAGAGGATACACAGTCTATGCGTATTCATGCTAGATCGGGACTTGCTCTAAAGAAAGGAATCACGTTAGCGAATTGCGAAGGCGTTGTTGATGCCGATTACGTGCAACAAACCTATGTGATGTTGCATAATATGAGTGATGAGGTATTCACTGTTGTAGACGGTGATCGAATTGCTCAAGCAGAAGTATTAGAGACTTATTCTAAATTTGTATTTGAAGAAGTATTTGATAAGCCAGAAACCAAGACCAGCCGTACTGGTGGATTTGGTTCAACTGGCGTATAGTGAACATGTAGTACAGTAATACATGCTATTACTAAATATCATGTATTTTTTTCAGAACATTACCATATTGCATGTATAAATAAAGATGTAAGTTGCCTTAGGGGACTTACTTAAATTAACCCTTGCTAAATATAGGAGGTCAATAATGACTTATTTGCAAACACAATACGACCCTTTCACGACTGTAGGTTTTGATAGGATTTTTGATCGCATTACATCACTTCATAACGAAGGACAGGTAAAAGCGAACTCATACCCACCATATAATATCACTAAAGAAAGTGATACAACTTATATTGTGGAATTAGCCGTAGCAGGCTTTACTGAAGAATCGATTGACATTGAGGTAAAAGACGGGCAACTTACCATTGAAGGTAATAGTTCTGATGCCACAGATGAGAAAGAGTATCTTCATAGAGGCATTGCCGCACGTGCTTTCAGTAGAAAGTTCACCTTAGCTGAGACTGTAGTGGTCAGAGATGCTTCCCTAGAGAACGGAATGCTTCGTATTCTGTTAGAAAACGTTATCCCAGAAGAGCAAAAACCGAAGAAGATTTCTATCGGGAAAACTCTTCAGGATACCAAAGAATTACTCACTGAGTAATACAGGGTGGGACGGAGTGAAAGCTCCGTCCTTTAATCTCACAGCTAACTATAGGAGTCAAAAAGCTGATGAACAAAGCAATCTCTTTTCTGAAGAGTTGCGACGGCACATTTTGTGATGCAGTAGCGCAATTTGCACTAAGCGGACTATGTGTCTTTGTAATTGCTACATGTCTGAGTAGCATATCCTAAGAATGAAGACAACACACACAACACAGGAGAAAAGTATGTCTAATAAAAA